ATGCCGTGTGATCCTTTGCTTTTGGCTCCACAAAACGAAGACCGTCCTATTTTGGCCGATTTTAGGCCGCTGGATGGCCCAAAAATGACCCCAAAAGCGTCTGTTGCAGAGATTCGGCAGATTATCGAACGCGAAATGATTCGCTCTCGTTACCTATCACAGAGGGCCGCAAATGGCACGACCTAGAAAGCCACCCGAAGAGCTAGAGCGAATCGGTGCTTACGACAAGAACCCGCAGCGGCGGATCACCGACGCGGCCAAACCGCTGGCCGGATGCCCGGTCAAGCCGCACGAGGTTGCCGAGGATCCGGCGGCCGATCGAGCCTGGGACGAAGTTGCCGAAATTTTGAGCGGCATGGGCACGCTATCACCTTCGTATCAAAAGCAGATGACTCAATACGCGAAAGCATGTTCGCGGGCCGATCAGTGTTGGCAGATTGTCAACGAAGAAGGGTTAATTGTCACTAACGAAAAGGGAGTGCCGTCGGTTCACCCTGCCCAAAAAGAGTGGGACGCACTAACCGACAAGATCCTAAAAATCTGTATCGAGTTTGGCCTAACGCCAGCCGCACGATCGCGGGTTCGAACAGGAAAAACGGAAGAGGACGCCGACCCAGTTCTAGAGATGCTTAAAAGGATGCAAACAAAAAAGCTTGACGCAGCAACCGGTTGACATTCGCGGCGACGTAATGGCTTATGCCGATGGCGTCGTTAGTGGCAAAATAACCGCAGGCAAGTGGGTCCGCCTAGCTTGTGAGCGGTTTTTGCGCGACTTGGCGGATCCCGGAGATTATTACTTCGACTGGGACCAAGCGGAAAATGCTTGCTTAATTTTTCCGCTCATTTTCAGGCACTACAAAGGCGAATGGGCTGGGCAGCCGATTGAGCTTTGCGACTTTCAAAAGTTTGTTACGGCTAACCTGATTGGTTGGAAGCACAAGCAAACGAACTTCCGCAGATTCCGCAGGGCCTTCGTTTCGGTCGCACGTAAGAACGGGAAGACGACATGGGCCGCAGGGCTGGCGATCTTGTTCGCATTCTTTGATGGCGAAGCCGCGGCCGAAGTCTACATCGGTGCAACCAAGCGAGAGCAAGCGGCGATTCTGTTTACCGACGCAAAGCAAATGATTGCGGCTTCTCAGACGCTAAGTAAGCACGCCGACAGCCGGGTTAGTGTTATTCAATTCCCTGCTACCCATAGCCTTATTCGACCGCTTGGAAGCGATAAACCTTACGACGGGCTGAACCCGCACGCAATTTTCCTTGACGAGCTTCATGCGTGGGTAGAGCGTCACCGAAAATTCTATGACACGATGCGGACCGGATCGGGCGCAAGGCGACAGCCGCTACTCTGCACGATCACAACCGCTGGCGATGACAAGTCAGAGCTTTGGAAAGACGAGGTTGGCTACTGCAAGTTAATTTTAGAGCAGCAAGCAAGCGACCCGCAATTGTTTGCGTATGTCGCAGAACTCGACGATGACGATGACCCGTTCGACGAATCGACATGGATCAAGGCGAATCCAGGTTTAGGGCAATCGGTAAAGCTTGATTACTTACGCGAACAGGCAGCAGAGGCGAAAGCCAAGCAAACGGCCAAGAATCGTTTCTTGCGTTACCATTGCAACCGCATGACATCATCGACAGAGCATGCAATTGACGTTCGCCGATGGGATGAGCTTGGCACAGGACTGACTGACTGGCAAGACGCGGACGCAATCGCAGCAGGGTTTGACCTCGGCGGCCGCGACGACTTGGCATCGTGGGCCGTTGTCGCACGGTTCAGAGTTGGCGAAGACGAAGACGAGCGGCCGATTTATCGCTACGAATGCAAGCAGCGGTCGTATATGTTTGCAGACACCCGCCGCGACTTGTCGCTACAGCCTTTCGCGTCGTTCATATCGCAGGGATTGATCGAAGTTGGCAAATACGCATTAGACTCGCTCCGCGATGACCTGATTAAAGAATGCGAAGACTGGAGCATATCCGAGATCGCATTCGACCCGTATCAGGCAAACGTCATTGCGGGACATCTTGAACAGGAAGGGCTAAAGCCCATCCGGATGCCGCAGAATTATTTGCATTTCAACGAGCCAATCCGGGCATTCCTGCAAGCGATCACGGAAGGCCGATTTTCGCACAGCGGATCGGATTCTCTGCTAAGATACTGCGTTCAAAATGCGGTAATAGTCAGAGATCGGGCCGACCGGTGGATGTTTGACAAATCAAATAGCCGCGACAAGATTGACCCGGTTGTCGCGGTTGTGATGGCGTTTCGTGCTTGCATGAGTACACGGGCAAGGGCTCATGGTTCGATGTTTATCAGTTAAGGAATAAAACATGGCAGGACTGCTCAACATCGGCCGAATCTTTAACGGTTGGTTTGATGCTTTAGTCAACGATGAGAACAAGAAAATAGTTTCGCCAGTTAAGGCGATGAGCTACGCGCCGGTGTGGTACGCCGTCAACAAAATCAGCGGCCACATGGGACAACTTCCGCTAGTCCTTCATCGCGGATTGGAACGCGGGGCGGAACGGGCAACCGACGACTACCGCTACATGCTTTGCAAAAAGCGGCCGAACTACTATCAGACGCCAATGCAGTTCAAGCAAAGCCTACAAGCGAACTGCCTTATGTACGGCAATGGTTTTGCGTGGATCAGGCGTGCGGGAAGTACGGCTAATTCACGTATCCTCGACTTGCTACCGCTTGACTCTGCCAAGATGGCGATTGTCATGTGGAAAGGCGAAAAGTGGTATCTGTATGATTCTCACAAAGACGAGCCTATTCGCAAGTATCGAGCAGTTGACATGGACGGGGATCCAGACATTCCAGGCAGCGGCGGGCTAATGGTCATCGCCGACAGCGAGATGTGTCACTTTCCGGGGCTTGGGTTTGATGGCTTCGCCGGGTTCAGTTTGTGGAAGATCGCAAACGACAATTGGGCGATCGGCATCGCCGCTGACAAGCTAATGAAAAGCGGATTTGACAAAGGGTTTCGGTCGTCGATGCTATTGGAAGCTCCGGCAAATATGTTCCGCGACGAAAAGCAGGCCCGCGAATTTCTCGAAGGGTTTCGCAAGCAACACGGGGGACCGGATCAGAACGGGAATATCGGGCTTTTACGCGAAGGCATCAAAGCAAATGTCGTCTCGATGAACAGCAGAGACGCCGAAATAAACGACAGTCGGCAGTTTAGCCGCGAAGACGTCGCCTTGTGGTTTTGCATTGAAACAATCCTTGGCGACGACTCGACATCGTACAACGGCATTGAGCAACGAACGTTGGCCTATCTTTCAAACTGCTTGGCCAAATGGCTCAAGACCTGGGAGGAAGAGCTAGACCGCAAACTGCTAACCGAACGTGAGCAAGCGGCCGACGTGCTTTATTTCAAATTCCATGACCGGGCTTTGTTGCGCACCGACTACTCGACAACGATCAACAGTCTTTCGACAGGCATCAACGCCCGAATCTACTCGCCAAACGAGGCCCGCGAACTGCTTGATTTGAACCCATACGAAGGCGGCGACGTCTACGCGAATCCGGCGATCACTCCGGGCACTGGCGATCAGATTGACGAAGACGACGACCCGGAAGACGACATTGACGAAGGCGACACCGGAGCCAGGGCGATGCGGGTAGTCATTTCGCGGGTTCAGTCAGTCGAGAAGAATCGGGTTATCAAAGGTTGCAAGTCGAAAAACTTTGTCGATTGGGTCGATGGCTTCTACGCTAGATTTACCTCGACAATTTCGGAAGCAATTCGGCCGCTTTTACACGACAGAAGCGAAATTGCGGCGGAGACGATCGCAACCGAGTACACTGAGGCCAGCAAGTCTGCACTGCTTGATGCGGCTGGAAATGCAAAAGACGAAGCCGAACTCGTTGCCATTGTTGGCGAAACGGTCGCGGGTTGGGATTCCCGCGTTGACCAAATCCTACACGCTATTTCGGAGCAGAATAGCAAATGAGCGATCGAGAAATAATAAAGGTAATATTTCAAAAGGGTGATTTTCACGATTTTGAATACACCGTGACTTCGTTTGATGGCGACAGGCCGATTGACGAATTTATCACGCTTCCTTGCTGCAACTCGGCAGGCGACACGATTGAGTATTGGGAAGAAACCTATCGCTGGCTAGGAACCGAGGA